TTCACCCACAGTGTATAGCATTATACGCGGAGAAAGCACGCTACGCTAGTATCCTTAACAAACGTACGATGTCACACGCCTGGCTTGCCAGGTACCGGTCAGTTCTTTAAGACCATTACATAAAACAGACAATCCACAACCGCCAATACTAAGTGTGCGATCATCCGAATAGGAAAAGTGACTCTAAGAGTCCTAGATCTTGCCATAAATCTTAGGGTGTACCCCAATTATGTCTACCCTACCTTTCAAGGAGGGAAAAGTCGGGCTCGTCCCCCAACTTGTAACAATTGAACAAAATCTGTGCAAAAAATCACCCAAACCGACAAACTCAACTGGATGGACTCCACTTCCAGATGAGTTAAAGCATAAGATTATTAGGAATGTTTGTACGGACATTCCGGACATTGAGGACTTAGGCAATTTAATGCTCAACCTCAGTCTACCACCACGTACCAGACTCCCCGTGCCACCACCTTTCAATGGCCGGAAAGAGGATAAACGAGACACGGCGCGTCGAAAACGTCATGTCGACAAGGCAGTCATAGTCAAAAGACTCAAAATCCGCAAAAAGAAACATATTAGGATTGACTATGAACAAACTGTCTTTGATGGTACGCTCGGCTACCCAGGTGAGGGACCAAGTAGGAATCCACGTAAGATGTGGAAATTGACCATACCATCTCAAGCAAATAATCCCTATGTACAACTTGAAGAGGCTAAAATTCCAGTTGTTCAGGAGCTCAAGGAATTCGTTGATGAGCCCGCCAATGGTGATGCTATCATCCAAATAGATGAAGTAGTAGCACCATTGCCCCTCATTGTTGACGGAAGAATCACAACCCCAGAAATGGCAAGTGATGCAACCGACTTTAAGGATGCATGTGACACTATTGCTACAGGTGTCATGACTCAAGCTGATATGGATGCGGAAGCATTCGTCCCAGCTGCACTTATTGAATCAACATCGTCTGTGAGAACAGTGAAAATCTCACAAGTGGAAACAAAGATTAAACCACCGACAACTGAATCAACGCAACAACCTGCTTCCAAAAAGCTCTGCCGCAACTGGGCAAAGGGCAAGTGTGACTATGAATCGAAACATAGTAAACCTTGCATGTTCGATCACCCGGAACGTGTACCTTCACAGGTATGCAAACACTGGAAGAATGGCGTTTGCGCCTATGAGAAGAAACATAAGCGCAAGTGCAAGTTCGAACACCCTGCTGAAGCACAGATAGACAAGATCTGTCGACAGCATGCCAAAACTGGCAAGTGCACATACGGAGATAAATGCAAATTTAAACATACCGACCCAAATCAGGATGAGTCGAAGTCACAATCGGAGGTTGAACCGAAAGTGACTAAAATCGTCGCCAACCGCTCTTTGCAGGAGCATGAGGTTGATGACGGCGATTACAAAATCCCTGACACGAATGAAATTCTCACCTCACAAGCCACGAGAAATACATTCAGAGAAATGCAGCTTAAAGCTTCAACTTCATACAATAGCACAGAATTCAGTGAGTTTTCAAAAGAAAACGAAGCCACTGTCTTCTCAAACCTCAACGTGATTGCCAGAAGGAACAAACTTTCTGAACACTATCACGATGGGGCTTTCCTTGTGCACCATGCGCACCGCCTGGGCAGGGATCAAGCTATTGTTATGAAAAATGCTTGGCTCAAGTACACCGCCACCCACTCTGTTGAGATGACAAAAACTCAATATGTTGCCACCGTATTACGGGGGCATTTACAAGCCACATCTGGCGT